AAAAGTTATTCTTTATATAAGAAACAGCTTTCAAAGTGAAATGAAATTTTCTTTAGAAAAGAATTTTTCAAAGTCAAAAATTATTCTTTATATAAGAAACAGCTTTCAAAAGTCAAAGTTCGAAGAAGTCATTTTGAATCTCGTATTCTACGAGTTTTCAAACAAGTTCTTAGAAAATTAAAAGTTGATAAATAAGTAAAAAGGATTTAAATGAGCTATTTTTTAATTGCTCTTTTGGCATTTTTGTTAGGGATTTTAACATTTCCTTTAATAATTTTCTTAAGAGCGCGAAAAAGTTCTGCCTGGGACAAATCTAATATGTTTAATATTTACAGGGTAATTTGCCACTTGGCGGCGCACCCAGAAGATTTCGGAAAGATGTATTACGACAATGGTTACAAGCCATTTTGGTATATTGATGATGATGAATATTCAGATATTACGCAAACAAGGCCAGGCCACGGTTATAAACCAAAAAATAAAGGAGAATAATATGATATTAATAGAAACAAATAATTCATCTTTAGTTAACCTAGAAAAGGTTTCAAATATAAATTTCTTAAGCGATAAGATAGTTTTTAATATGAGTTACTCAGTAACAAAAAATCAATTAGGTAGAATTTCTGATTATTTTTACTTGAATAACCTTTCTTTTTATAATTGTGATTATTATAAAGAAAACTTTATTGAACTCATAGGGTCAGATAGAAAAGTAGCATTTAATAAGAATTATGTTTCATACATTAAAAAAGATGATAAAAATTTAAAACTTATTATTGGATTTTGTAATGATGTTGAGAAGTTTAAAGAAAACTCATTCAATTATGAAAAAGTTCCAGAACATTACTACATTAAATTTGATAGTTTAGAAGAATTAAATAAAAACTACAATAAACTATTAGAGTATAAAATTTAAGGATTTTTATGTTTTTAAAAAGTTTTTTCACATTAAAAAATTGTATTATAATAGGAATTATTGTGCTAATTATATTAGGAATTTTATTTAAATATTACTCTTTAAAAGGACAAATAAAAGATCTTCAAAGAAGTAACGATGAAATATCTTTAGAATTAGATAATGAAAAAGCAAATAATACTGCACTTCAAGAAAGTATTAAATTATATATAATAAAAGAAAGTATTCAAAACACTAAAAATCAAAATGAATTAAATGATTTAAAGAGAATTAAACAATCCCCTAAAATTATATACAAAGAGAAAATTAAACTAAAAGATTGTGAGTATTCATTAGAAAAAACTGACAATAATGATACAAATAGTATTATTGGAGTTATAAAGGAGATAGGAAAATGAAAAAATATTCTTTATTATTAATATTGATAGCTTTGAGTTTTAGTGGTTGTTCTGAAAAAATCCAGAAAGTATATGTTAAACCAGAAATTCCTAAACCCTTTCAAAGACCACAAGGTAAAGATTTTGAAGTATTTCTTTTAAAAATGGATGGTAAAATATTTTATTCTTTAAGTGAAAAAGACGCAGAAATTTTAAGTGAAAACTGGATTTACTATAAAAACTGGGCGGAAAGTAATTATAATCTTTTACTTTCTTTAAGAAATGAGTATTTAGAGAACAATTCAAGTTCAACCAAGAGCTCAAAGAATGAAGATATTACAATTCAAAGACTTAAAGGTATGAAATGAATTCAAGTACTTCTTTAAATAACTTCAACAATTACTCACAAAGTTCAAATTATAAAGTATTTTTGCCTTTTTTAGGAAAAGATTTTGTATATGCTCAAAGTATAACATTACCGGGGATTAATCATTCTCCTATTCCGATGTATGCTAGAAGCGGTAAAAAATTCAATGTTGTAGGTGACAGTGTAGAATATGATCCTATTACAATCTCTTTAATAATGGATGAAAAATTCAGATTATATAAAAGAATAATAGAATTTTTTAATTCAAAAATAGATTATGTTAGCGGTGAAATAGAACCAGATCCTGGTGGATTCACTATTGCAGTTGAAATTACTGATAACTTAGGCAAAAGTATATTAAATATTATGTTTTTTGGCTGTGTTTTACAAAATTTTGGATCTATAGTTCTTGGAAGTAACTCAACAGATGTTGAAAATGTTACAGATTTGACTTTTGCTTTTGATTATTTTGAAATTGTTGATTATATTGACGACAATAGAATATCTGAATTTTATTCAAAGACTCCAAAAGATTAAGAAACCTATAAAGTAGTCTCTTTTTGAGACTACTTTCTATTAGTTAAAACATATTCATTATTATCAATCCATCTTATTTCTGGATATCCATAATATTTTTGATCCCATATATACCAAGCATATACCAACATACCTGTTTTGTATTTTCCATCTTCTCTTAAATCTTGAGTTAATAATGGATATCTTGTAAAAACATAAACTGTTTTTAATTTCTTTAAATTATAAATTTCATTTAATCGTGTAACTCCGTGAAGATAATTTAAAGGTAATAACATAGCAACTTTATTATTTGCTAATTCTAGAGCTTTTTTGACAAATTCATTAGCTAATCTAAAAGGCGGATTTGTAATAATATTATCAAACTTTTTGTTAAATTTTAAGAAATCTATACCTAAACCTTCATCATAATCTTGTGAAGTAACTTCAAAATTGTGTTCTTTTAAAACTTTAGAAATAGCACCTTTTCCACAAGATGGTTCTAAAACATTACCAATAAATTCTTCATTTTGTAATAATTGCTCTGTCATTGAATAAGGGGGTTTGATAAAAATCACTTTTAGGTCTTTCTTTATTAGTATTTCCTGAAAAATTCTTTCCCATTTATTTCCTTTTTGTTTTTAAAGAAGTATAAACAAAACTCGTAGACTACGAAATTCAAAATGATTTCTTTGACTTTTGAATGGCGTTTCTTATATATAAAGTAAACTTTGACTTTGAATCTTCTAATTCAACTTCTTAGAATTTTCTTTAAAAAGAAGAACTTCTATTTTTCTTTAGAAAAATACTTAAGAAAACTCGTAGTCAACGAGTTTCAATTTAACTTCTTTGGATTAAAGTGTAGTTTCTTCTATTAGATTTAACAAATTATTATCACTTCTTAGAATACCTTCTATTCTCTTTAATTCTTCCATTTCAGAATTTGAAATAGAATAAAATCTTGCTATATTTTTAATACTAGAAGTAATTCTCTTAACATCTATTTTATCCTGAGCATATTCTTTTTTAAGAGCTTTGAAATCTTTCTTAATTCTCTTAAGTTCAAGTAAATGTGTAAGATATGCTATTGCAAACTCTTTTTCTTTTCTTTCACGTTCTTCTTTCATACCTTCCGGTTCAATATACATTGGAGTTGTATCATAATCAGGATCACCTGGTAAAATTGGACCTCTTGGATGATCTAACCTATATTCTAAATCTTTTTCTTTTGCTTCTTCTTCCAAAATTTCTTGCTCCTCTCTAATTCTTTTTGCACTTTTGTAATGTAGTTTACCATTTTCATCTTCTGTCATAATTCCACGTTCTTCCGGCGGACGTGAATAATAAGCTTCCCAAGATATCTTTTTCATATATTCATCCACAGTCAAATTAGGATCATTTTCTGGAGACTCTCTCCATATTTTCTCGAATAGAGCTTTTGAACCATATTTTGCTTCATAAATTCTTTCAAACTCATTATCTCTATGAGTTTTCATAAATTCCATAGTGAATTCCCATTCTTCTTTAAGTTGCTCTTCATTTAAATCTTCTTGCATATAGAAGTAATTAGTACTTGGCATTCTTTCATAGAAGAAATTCTTTGGATCTTCTTGAGGAGCATCATTATTAGCCCAAACTTGTTGACCACATAATGTAAAATATGCTACGTATCTCTCATGATATGTTGGTATATTTCTAATTTCTTCGATAACTTCATCATCACATTCTATTAAGTTCATACCAAAATGGAATTTCTTAAAAGGAGTACTAGAAGAAATCAATGAAAGAGCTTTCTCTCTTGCGGGATAACAATCACTATGTTTAACAAATTCTGGATTTAATTCGTGATCTACCATTTCAAATGTAACATCTTCAACATTATATGGAGTTCCCCATTCAAACATAAACAATTTTGTCTGAGGTTCATAATATTCAGGATGAGGTTGAATATCAACACCATTATCCATAATTTTGTGTCTATTGTCGTGAATATCTTTTCTTAGTATTTGTAGGAATTCATATACTTCAGGAGTTATTTCATCTATTACTTCTGGATTTAATTCTTTAAATTCTTCATAAGTTCTAAATGGTGGTTCTTGAATATATTCATCTAATTCTGCTTCTCTTTTTTCTTTTCTTTCTCTTTTCTCTCTAAGATATCTTTCCATTTCTGCTTTTTCATGAGCTTCTCTTTTTTGTTTATCATATTGAGATTCTTTTTTAATACTGATATAAGGTTTATAATTAGGATCTGCTTTGAATAATTTATAATATCTTAGAGTTTCAACTGCTTCAAAATCATTTGCAATTCCATATCCATTAGAAAGAAAAATTCTATCCGCTAGATATACACGTTTCTTTCTATTTAGAAATCTTTCATCATCAACTGTGTGATGTCTCTCTAGAATCATATCTTTAACAAGATTTTCATCTACTTGGTCTATTTCCTCTTGTGTTATATGGTTAACTAGTTGTGAATATTTAAGAATATTAGGCAAATTTGGATCGTCTTCAACAGCACATTTATACATAGGACAATAAGGATCTAATAATGTTTTAATATATCCATTATCAAAATCTTTAACACATTGTTGAAGGCCTTCTGTGAAATCTATATGTGTTGGCTTTCTTTCTTCTGAAGTTTCTTCCGAATTATCTTTAACTTCATCAACGTCTATAATAATGTTTTTATTTTCAGAATTATCGGACTCGAGAGAATTTTCTTGTGAAGTAACGTTGTTTTTAGTTAGATCCGCGAAACATTCATTTATAATTTCTGGATCTAGTGATGAATTATTGAAATTCATATTTTCTCCTTGAAGGTAATATTTTGTTAAATTATATATCATTTAACTTAACTTTCTATCTTTAAGTCTATCAGATTTAATATGACAAGCATAAATTTTCTTTTTTAAACATTTTTTAACAGTGTCGATGTTATCATCATATAAAATATCACCTTCCTTTAAATGTTCAAATTTACCTTTGATTCCACGGGTAATTATTACTCTATCTTCGTCGAGATTGAAATGTTTTTTAATCCAGTATAATTTGTTTTGTTTTAATGTTTCAATAACCTCATCACTCATCTTGAAAGAATTTCCAGGTAGAGCTGTTAAAATTTTAAATTCACCACATCTACCACTAAGGATGGGATCGAGAAATTTAACGTTCTTTTCAAGTACTTCGGATTTTCTAAAACATTCTTTATAGTTTTCTAGAATCACTTCTCGAGTTTTTTCGCGTGAATCTAAACACCCCGGACTTATCGTTTCAATATATCCATTGAAGTCCGCAAGGACTCCATCTAAATCTAAATAAATCATTTTTAACCTTCTATAAACAACACTAAATCAACAATATCTTTGAAATTCTTACTTTCTAGTTCTTTCATTGCTCTTTCATATCTCTCTGGATCTTGAATTTTTAAATCGTTTATATCTCTTAACAATCTACCATAAAATCCTTGAGATTTTGCCAAGCTTCTGAATGCAGCTAATATTTGAATTCTATCCATTTTGTCTCCTTGATATTTGTTTTATACATATATTATAACATAAGAAAGTTTAAAGTTTAATTAAACTAAGTTTAAAATAAGTTTAAATTTCTAAAATATATTCACAATTACATAAAATATAATCACGAATTTTACTTTCTTCTCTCTCGAGAGCTTCGAGATATATCCAATATACCTCACAATGTGGTATTCTACACAAATAATCAATTATTTCTGTTTCATTACATTGTAATAATGTTTCTATATCCATTTTGTCTCCTTTTATTTTTTATATGTAATAATTATATCAGAAGAAAGTTTAAAGTTTAATTAAACTAAGTTTAAATTAAGTTTAAATTTTTTAATTAAATTTCTCGAGAGAGTTTTAAAATTTTAAAATCCTGAATATCCCGAAAGTGTTTAATTTTATTTTAAACTTAGTTTAATGTTATTTTAAACATTTTTATAATATAATACATTTTAATAAATAAAAAGAAAGGATATATATGAAACGAGATATTAAAAAAGAAATTCTTCAAGCAATGAAAAAATTCAAAACAGGAGAATTAAAAAAGGCAAATGTTTATAATCATCTCGATACCGAATATAAACGTGTTTATGATAAAGCTTCTGATGAATGGGAATACGATGACGTTCCTACACAAATTGTAACAAAATCTCTAGATGATCTATTTAAACAAATAAAAACTTCAAAATGGGATGATAATCAATTATTTATGCCTTTTCAAGGAACTCTTGAATTTGAAAATTGTGAGTTATACTTCACAGATAAATCGAAATTAGAAAAAACAGTACCCTATAAAAAGTCATAAAAGGATAAAAATGGTAGAATTTTATTTTCTTTGTATATGTATAATTATTTTAATTTTAGGATTTTTATTTGGATTTAAAGAACCTAAACGTCCATATACTTCTAATAAATACAGGTTAAATGTTCAATTTAAAGATGATTATGAAGATTGTATAGATGAGGTTTCTTTAGGAGATTTTGAAACATTAAAAGAAGCCATAGAATATTCTAAAAAAGCTCTCAAAGGGGAAGATTCAGAAATTATGAATTATTGTTCTATAGAAATAATAGATTTAAAGGATAATACATTAGTATATAAAGAATATAAATAAGGAGATATTATGAATTTTCAGTTTTTAATGTTAATATTAACATTAATTTTATTATTTGAATTAATAAGAAATTACAAATAGGAGAAAAAATGAAAAAGTTTTGTTTAGTTACATTATTAGGATTAACCCTTGGATTTTCGAATCTTTTAGGTAATACTGAAGATAATTCTACGATTTCAAGTGAAATTCCATATTTTATAGATGGTAAAGTAATAGATATAAGAAATGGATCTGAGTTAACGGTTTTATCAGAGGGAGTTGTATATCACGTTGTATTATCAACAATCACTTCACCTAGTATTAATGAAAAAAATGGTAAAGAAGCTAAAAAATCTCTTCAAAGTATCTGTGAATATAAAAATACAAATGTTGTTTTCTTTAAAAAAGACAAATATAACAAAATTATAGGTAATGTTACTTGTGATGATGTAAATGCGAATATTTACCAATTAATGGTAGGTTATGCAAAAGTTCAAGATAAAAACAGTGAATATTATGAATATTCTGAATTAAATCAATATCAAAATTATGCAAAATATAAGAAAATAGGAATTTGGAAATAGAAAGGCGATTATGATAGAATTTAAAAATACTCCAAAAGAATTCCATAAAATAACTTCATTATATAATCCAGAATATATAGATTTTTCAAAAGAAAAGTTATTTTTTGGAAAAGGTAAAAATACTCAGAGATATGATGTTGTGAAATATCCGTTTATAGATAAATGGACTGATAATCAAATGGGTCAAGAATGGACCCACAATGAAATTAAGTTAACCCCGGATAAAATAGATTTTAATACAATACAAAAAGCCGAAAAACATATAGTAACAAAAGTACTTCAAAAATTAATATTTTTGGATTCTTTAACCGGACGTGGAATTTTATCAACATTAGGAAGTATTTGCACTTTACCAGAATTAGAAGCTTGTTTAACAGAATGGCAAAGATTTGAGATTAATAAACATTCAAGAAGTTATACAGAAATTCTAAGAGGAATTTATGATAGTCCTTCAGAAATCTTTGATGAATCATTCAAAATTCCTGAACTTATGTATATAGCAAAATCAATTTCAGAACCTTATAATGAATTATTTGAATTAGTTACTGAGTATAATTACAATATTATTAAAAATATACCTAATTCTAAAGAATTTATGAAAACTTTAAAGAAAAGTATTCTTAAATTCATAGTTACTGTTAATATCTTAGAAGGCGTAAGATTTTATAGTGGATTTGCATCTATATGGGCTATTAACTATGGTCAAGGAACTATGGAAAGAACTTCAAGAATTCTTAAATTAATCTGTAGAGATGAAAATTTACATCTTCAGGTTTCACAATATCTTTTAAGAATACTCAGAGAAAATAAAGATGAAGATTTTTCAGAAGTTTATGAAGAATTTAGACCTGAAATTTTAAAAATGTATGAAGATGCATACTTAGAGGAAGAAGTTTGGATTGATGTATTATTTGGAGAAGGAAATATATTAGGACTTAATGCAAGTATCGCAAAAGATTATATGAAGTATCTAATAAATAAACGTTTAAAAACATTAAGAGAAGTAGAATTATTCAAGGGATTTAATACAAATCCAATACCTTGGGTTGAAAATTACATAAATTATGATGTTATTGAAAGTAGACCACAAGAGAGCGAAGTCCTTAACTATAAGGGAGACATCATAAATCACGAAATAAGTGATGAAAACTTAAATAAGATAAAAAGGTTATCTGAGATATTTAAAGAGTAAAGGATATAGATGTTTATTATTAAAAATGATAATACTAAAGAAGAATTTAATATTGATAAAATTAATGAAAAAATTGAATTTGCTTGTAAAGGACTTAAAAATGTAAGTCCTTCTCAAATTGCAATGAATACAAAGATTAAAATTCAAGATGGAACTAAGACAAAAGATATACAGATGGCATTAGTTAAAAGTGCTGCAGAATTGATATCACCAGAAACTCCAGAATATGATATAGTTGCTGCGAGATTATTAAATCAACGTCTTAGAAAAGAAGTATATAAACAATATACTCCATTACCATTTTATGATGAAATAGTAAAAAGAGTTAAAAAAGGTTATTATGATAAAAGTATATTAGAGAAATATACAAAAGAAGAAATTGAATATTATGGATCTAAGATTAAATATGAACTTGATGAAGAATTGAATTTCTTAGGTATTTCTCAATTATATTATAAGTACTTAATTGAATATAATTCAAAAAGAATTGAAACTCCTCAAGAAGTATATATGATAATGAATATGTATATCTTTATGGATGATTTAGACAGAAAATCTAAAATCCTAAACGGATATAAGTTCTTAAGTAAGAAAAAAGTGTCATTTCCGACACCAGTTATGAATGGCTTAAGAACTGATTTTAAGAAATTTATCTCTTGTAATGTTATGAATACGGGTGACTCAAGAGAATCTTTATCCAAAATAGTTGAAAAGATTTTAATGGCAACCGCTTCGAAATCAGGTATAGGTATAAATGCTTCAAAAATTCGCGGATTGGGTGCAGATATTGATAACGGAAGAATGAGTCATACAGGTGTTTTACCTATATTTAAAGCTTTTGAAGCTTGTGGCGCATCTTTTTCACAATCAAAAATTCGTGGTGGAGCAATTAATATCAATACTCCTTGGTATCATTATGAAACAGAACTTATTTGCCAGTTGAAAGATACACGTGGAACAGATGAAACAAGAACTCGGCACACGGATCAAACAATTTTATTAAATGATTTTTTTATAAAGAAAGCTCTAAATAAAGAAGATGTTTATCTATTTCATATGAACGAAGTTCCTGATCTTTATGAAAATTTAGGAAGTGAAAGATTTGAAGAATTATATGAAGAATATTCTAAAAAGGTTTCTAAAAAACATAAGAAATTAGTAAATGCATTTGATTTACTTTCTTTATATATTTTCGAAAGATCTTTAACAGGTAGAATTTATTTTGGATTTGCAAATAATGATTATAATGGATCTTGGAAAAAACCTGAATATTCGAAAAATTTGTGTTGTGAAATTACATTACCAAATACGCCATTAGACGGAAGTGAAGGAATTCCTGAAATTGCTTCTTGTATCTTAGCATCCATAAATCACGGATATGTTGAAGATAAAGAAATGCCAGAAGTTTGTGAATATTTGGTCAATTTCTTGGATAATATGATAGATTATATGAGTTATGATATGGAAGAAGTTCAATATTCTTCTACTAAAAGACGTGCATTAGGAATAGGAAGTTCGGATTTATTTCACTTTTTAGCAAAAAATAAACAATTTTATAATACTAAAGAAGGATTAGAATTTATCTTTAATAGACAAGAACTAATGTATCATTATCTTTTAAAAGCTTCAAATGAGATTGCCAAATCTAAAGGAAAATGTGAATTATTTGAAGATTCAAAATATTCAGAAGGTTGGTTAGCATTTAAAAATAAATTAAATTATTTCAAAATTCCTTTGAAATTAGATTGGACTTCTTTAGAAGAAGATATAAAGAAATTCGGATTAAGAAATTCAACAGTTTCAGCACACGCTCCTTGTTCAAATTCTGCATCATTGAGTAATTCAACAAATGGGGTGGAACCACCACGAGAGTTAGTTTCACAAGTAGAAGATAAAAACTTCAAAGTAACAAAATTAGTGCCAGAATATTCAAAATATAAGAATTATTATACTACTTCTTGGGGTGATGATTTCAACAATTCAGACTATTTCAAATTACTTGGAATTATTCAATTATTCACTGACCAAGCAATAAGTTCTAATCAGTATAGTAATGCATTGAAATATGAAGATAAGAAAATTCCAATTTCTGAGTTAATTAAAGAAATAGTATTAGCAAATCAATATGGATTAAAATCATTGTATTATCAAAATTTCTTAAGCACTGATAATAAAGATGGTTTATCTGAAGATTCTAAAGAAGGGTGCTCTTCTGGCGGTTGTTCTGTTTAACAGAATATTTTAAGAGATTTAACGGATTTTCATTTTATAATGAAAGTCCGTTTTTTAATGAGAATTTTAGAATAATTCATTTCTAAGAAGTTGTTTTGAAACTCATTGAACTTTGGGTTTTGAAATGACTTCTTAGAAAAGAATTTGAATTGACTTTTGAAAGAGCTTTCTTATATATAAGAATTACTTTGACTTTGAAAAATTCATTTCTAAAGAAAATTTCATTTCACTTTGAAAAGTGTTTCTTATATATAAGAATTACTTTCAAAAGTACTTTTATAAGAAAAAGAAGTCATTTTGAATTTCGTAGACTACGAGTTTTCAAAACAACTTCTTAGAAATCAATAATTGCTTATATAATCTTTCAAAAAAGTTTCATCATATCCAAAAGTGATATAATCTTCTTTACTTCTTTGTAAAGGAAATCCAAATTCATCAAATTCACCATACTCTTGATTTTCTTTAAAATTAGTACCATCATCAAAAGTTCCTATATTAAGAAAATCACCTTCTTCTAATATTTTGCTTTCTTTAGATAAAATTCCATCAATTACTGTTTTGAAGTCTTCAAAGTTCTTAATATTAATAAACATAACTAAACACATACAAAGACTCATAATTAGATCATCGTGTTTACCTTCTTCTGCTTGGTACTTATCATTTTTATATTTAAAAAACAAAAATTCATTTATAGTATCATTATCTACTATTTCTAATTTCTCATTTAAAATAAGAGATTTTAATGTTTGACAAAGTAATTCTCTATTACCTTTTGTGGTTCTAAATCCTGGATATTTTTTACGATCTTGTGAAAGATTTTCATTTTTCTCTTTAGAGAAATCAAAGAATAAATTTTCATATTCTAAAGATCTATACAAAGTGTCAGCTATACTTTGTCCTGCGCCTTCATTGTTTTCTATTACAATAAGTGCAGTATTATACAATTCACCCCATTCTTTCAATATATCAGGCATTTCTAAATAATCTACTTGAAGATGAGCTGTTGCTACTTGTTTGAAATGTAAAGAAGTTATATCTAAAATCTGAACTGAGAAATAATCTTTACCGTCTTTTGCTGGATCTACTCCAATTATATATTTGTGATCTTTTTGAACTTCTTCATATATCATTAAACCTGGTCTTTCTCTTCTGACTGGTGTTTTCGAAAACATCTTTTGAATATATTCACCTGGTATTAATGTATTTGAACTTCCAGCAAATTCACAAGAATAGTTTTGAGCAAAAAATATTTCACCTGAAGATTTAATAATAGATCTTTTAAAATCTTCTGGATCATATAATTCACCATTAGGTTTATATCTTGGAATATTTCTCCAATCTGTTTCAAATCTAATGTAACCATTATTAGAAGATTCTCTGTCTTCACCAGATTCTCTCCATATTTCAAAAAAGTGGTTCATACCATTAGGGGTTGAAACAAGAATTAGTTTTTTCTTAGATAATGAACTCATAGAAGGTAATAAAGCATCTATTGCATCATTGAATTTATTCGGTGTAGTCCACGCAGCTTCATCAAATATTATATAGTTACAAGTAAAACCACGAAATGCGCCATCAGACGGAACGTCTGTTATAATTCTAACATTACAATCATTGGCTATGCTTTTCTTATTCCAAGTTTCTAATGAACATTTCATCCACATAGGTAATAAAACGAACATTTTTTTAACTTTATCCAGATATTCTATACTCATAGCACCTTTATTCGCTAAGATACCTATTGTTAAATCTTTGTTAAACATAAAAACGTGTAAAAGAAAAATACCAGTAGTAATTGATTTACCGCCTTGACGTCCTAATTTAATTATAACTTTTTCATTGTGATCTTCTTTAAGAAGATCTAAGATTTCTCTTTGATAATCTCTTAAATCCGGGAAACTAATTCCACTTTTTGTTAAAATTTGGATATAGTTATCCATAAAATAGAAGATATCATCTCTACATTTTTCCATTTCTCTTATATGAATTTCACTTAAATTCATCTTAGTTTCACGTGGTTTAAGAGCCTTATCAGCATCAAAAAATATTCTTTGGCCAAATGCATCTAAGTAGAATCCAAGTTCATCTGAAGGTGTATCTAAAATACTTAATGCTATCTTTTTTCCTAAGTTTCCTTTAGATCTAAGAATATCCAGAAGTTCTGGAGTTATTTGATCTTTGTGTTCTTTGAAATAATTTATTTCATCTAATGTAAGAATATCACCTAACATTTTTCACCTTTAATTATCCAGAAAATCATTTAAACTTTCAAAAGAAGATCCAAAAAATTTACCTACTTTTGAGTTTCCTATTGCTTCAAATAATGGATTTATAACTTTATTTTTGAGAGTGTTTGAAATACTTTTAACTATATTATTTGCTATTTTTTGAACTGCGCTTTGAATTTCTTGAGCTATATCATTTGCAGTTTTACCATTTATTGAAATTGTGTTAATTTCAAAATGTGAAAATCTAAATTCAACATTAAATGTTTGAATTTGATTCAAAGATTCAGCATTTAATTCAATTTCTCCAACACTTGTCGGGAATGCATTGACACAAGAAACAATCTGAGTAGTTTTAGAGTATTCATAATCCAATTGGTAGATATGAATCATAGTATAATCCCAATCCATTTTATTCATAGAAGTTGCATTGTTAAAATACTGATGATTTTTATTAGATAATAGCCAATCAATCAATAATCTTCTTATTGCATTGTTTTCCATATTATAAAAAGTGCAAGTCCAAGTTTGATCGTATTCTTGAAATCCAGGTAAAGGTATATTTCGTCCTTTGAATTTATAATCAATTACTTGTGAACTAACTGATGGTAATTTAGTGCTAGTGCACTGAATATCCAAATCTTCAATTTTCAAGTTATATTTATTCAATAAACTTTGAGGAGGCATAATTTGAACTCTAAATTTGGTAGGTCTTGCACCATCACCTAAACTATGAAATAATGTATTTTGAACTATATCACTCATTTATCTTTCTTTTTTACTTATTTATCTCTTTAACTTTAAGTATTTCTCTCTATAATTAAAAATGTATATATACTATATATAAATATAAGAAATGGGTAAAAACTAAATGATTAAACATCAAATAAAAATAACACCATCTATTAGTTATTTAACAGAGCAAATAATAATTAAACCTAAAAATCATAATTATAAAGCTTTACAAGAATTATGTTTAAAAACAAAATCTTTGTTTAATGTTTGTTTATATGAGCGAAGACAATTTGAAATAACTAAATATAAACAAAATATTAATGCCAGTTTTATTACTGAATACTTATACTCAAGAATTATTTCTTCTCACAAGGCTTATAAAGCTTTACCCCTCATTGTGCTCAACAAACTATTAAACAAGTGTTTCAAACTTATAAATCATTTTTTAGAGCTATGAAAGAATTTAAAGTTAATCCAAGTAAATTTAAAGCTATGCCTAAACCACCACGTTATAAAGAGAAATATTCAGTTGCGTATTTTACTTATCAAGAAGCTAAGATAAAAAACAACAAGTTAAAATTTCCTAAAAAAACAAATTTAAAACCGATAAGAGTTAGAAAATGTATTTCAAGTATTAAGCAAGTAAGAATTATTCCTAATAATACTTGCTTTATAGTTGAAATAGTTTATAAAGTTCCAGCTGTAGAACTAAAACCATACAACAATAAATTTCTTGCTATAGACTTAGGTCTAGATAATCTTATAACTACAATAGATAATGTAAAGGGATCTTTTATTATCAACGGTAAGATTTTAAAGTCAATAAATCAACTCTATAACAAGAATAAGACTAAATTGAGCTCTATGGCTAAATTAGGACACAAATTATATTCAACTAAACAAATTAGAAATATCACCACTAAAAGAAATAACAAAGTTAAAGATAGTTTACATAAAATTTCTAGATACATTGTTGATTATTGTGAAAATAATGATATAACAAAAATTATTATAGGTCACAATAAAGATCAAAAACAAAAGATAAACTTAGGGAAACAAACAAATCAGAACTTTGTTAATCTTCCTATGAATAAGTTAATAGATATGATTTCTTATAAAGCTTATTTAAGAGGTATATCTGTGGTGATAACAGAAGAAAGCTATACTAGTAAATGTGATCATTTAGCAAATGAGAATATGGAGTATCAAGACAAGTATTTAGGTAAACGTAAATTCAGAGGATTATTTATATCATCTACTAAACAAGCTATAAATGCGGATGTAAATGGTGCTATAGGTATAGCAAGAAAAGTAATCAGTGAGTCTGTTAAACAGATAATTGATAGTGGTGTAGTGCTCACACCAATAAAGAAACTTGTAGTATAATTACTATACAAGAAGTAGTTTGTGAAAAAAATTAAATAGAAAACTTTTAACCAGAATTAATAGTTTATATAAATTTTTGAGCATAATATACAAAATATACCTAAAAGGAATTAAATGTCAAAAATAAGTGATAATGCCCCTAAAAGAATTTCTCATAACTATACTTCAGAAACTGAATTGAAATCTTTAGTTATAAGAGAAAAGAATAAAAAGAATAATGTTGGAACTACTGAATTAAATTCAAAAATAAATGAAATGATTAAAGAATATAAGAAAACTAATGATAAATCTCTTAGAGATGAAATTATTGAATTATCTGAAAATACCCAAATAGATGAAATATCTCATGAAAGATTTGGAGAAATCATAATCTTAATGATTAAGAAAATACTTTCAAAACCTAATTTTAGTGGATATTCTTGGAGAGATGAATTTTACTCAGATGGATCTTATAGAACTCTAAAATATATCCATAACTTTGATCATAAAAAAACTTCAAAAATTAATAATCAAAGTGTTTCAGCATTTGCATATATTTCTCAGATTCTTCATAATTCAATTATTGCAATTATAAATCAGAAGAATAAAGAAACTCAAGAAATAGATAAATATATTTCTGAAGAAAATGCAAATCACGAATTATATGAAGAATCTAAGAATTCTTCTAAGATAGATGTTAATAAAAAAAGAAAATCACGTGAATTTGAATTTGATATGAAAGATGATAATGAAACATTAGTTCAAAAGATAAAAAAACTAGATTTAAGTAAAGATATGATCTATGATATTTACTATAAGAATTATGTTATTTCTTATGATGAATATTATGAACTACACGATATCTTTAAAGATTGTAAAGGTATTATTAATATAGCAAAGATTTCAGACAAAAATTCAGAGAGGACTTCAAAATGATAGTTAAAAAAGATCATAAGTTAAATAAAATTTTTGATTTTAAAGATTATGATGTTATTTCAATATATGACGGAAAGTGTAAAATAGGAAAATATTTTAAAAATGAATTGATTTTAAATGATATTGTGGATTTTGAAAAAGAATATACATTTATATATGAGATACCTGATCTTAAAGATCTTTCTTTAAATTCAATTTATAAATTAGAAATAAGAGATATTAAATACATTTCAAAAAATTATAATAATGAAAAATATGTATTACATTACAATTCACATTTAAAAGATTTTGTAATGCTAAACAATAAGGATCAAGAAGTGTTTATTGGTTTCAATGATGCTTCAAAAGAAATATGGAATGTATACTACAGGGATATAAATGAATAATTTAAGTGATATTGAAAAAATAAATGCATTTTACAAATTCATGAGAGAATATAAAGGAAATGATAGTTTGGTAACTATTATTTTAGAATTTTGTGAGCAATACGATATATTGGAAGAAGAAATAGGTGATCTTATTTCAAGAGATCAATATTTAAGTGATTTTATTTTAAGAGATTGTAAAAAAAGAGGAATTATTAAAACTGATAAAAAACCTAAATCAGAAATTGAGAATTGGTAATATTTCAAGATAAATAAAGAAAAAGGATTTTCTTGTTATTTACTTGGAATGATAAATTAAATGAAGGAACTATTGAAAATATCGTATTTAATGATAAACCTAAATTAAGTTTTGAATATACGTGGTTTCATTGTGATTGGATATCTTTTCAGATAATAGAAAAGAACAAAAAAGAAAACTCAGATTCTGATTTAGATAGATTCAATAATTCCTTCAAAAATAAACCTAAAATTTGTTCTAATGAACAAAAAGAGAAAATTCTTGAAGTTTATAATGAATATTATAATAGATATATTCAGAATTCTGAAGATACTCAAAAGAAAAGTAAAAAATCTTCTAAGAATACAAAAAAATCTAAAGAAATAAATTATTTAGGTGTTTAAATGGCATATTTTCATTTTAGAACATTACAAAAATACACTGCATCTTTATTAGATCTACTTAATGATATAGAAATTCAAACAGAAAGAAGTGATGGAACTATATTTTCAAGATTCGTTCCTATTCAATATACTAATAAAGAAAAATCAGCAATCATCGAACAACTTGATGAAAATCAAATATTTCAAGGAAATAACCAAGTTCTACCGCGAATGTCTTTGGTATTTGATTCTATGGAACCTATCTTTGACAGAAAATTAAACAAATATATAAAAATCAATCCGGTATTTAATGGAAAAACATATAATTTTGAGTTTACTTCAGTCCCTTATAATTTTAATTATACAATAGTAGCTCAGGCTCGTGGAATGAATGAAGCATCTCAGATATTTGAACAAGTTTGCTCATATTTTAATCCAACATATACTATGAGAATTGTTGAATTACCGATAGTAGGATTAGAACCAACTTCAGTAGTTATTGATTTAAATTCAACTGATATTGAACAACAAGATTTTGATGATTATTCAACAAATATTGTTACAATAAGATTTAATATCACTCTAAGAGGAAATCTATATCCAGCAATTAAGGATCAAAATATTATAAAACAAATCCAATTATTCATTTATGGTGAGAGTTCACCAAATATGGAAGAATTAGATAATATTCTTAAAACTACTATACCTTCTTTACAAGCAGAAAGAATTAATGCAGAAAAATCATCAGTTATAACAATAGATCCTAAATTAGAAAATAATGAATTAAAAACAGAAATCAGAACTTCATCTTCATTTGATAATAAGCCAGTAATAAAAGATATTGAGTATAAAGATCATTATTTAGAATGTATCTACGATGACTTTGATTCCCATTTAACTCAGTTGAAATTTGAATGGAGCATTAATGGAATTAAAGCCAAAGGTAAAACAAGAGTAATTAAAGTAAATGTAACTGGTATTAAAAGTGGTATTGTTGAATGTAAAATAATAGATGAAAATAAAAACTCTTCAGAAGTCTTTTCAAAAGAGATAGAATTTTGATAATTCTGATGAAAAAGATAAATAATACAAATATTTAAAAAAGGACTTCAATGAGTGATTTTAAAGAAATGAAACTACTATATGAATATTCTGAACCGGAAGTTCAAATAGAAGAATCATTAAATGAAAACAAAGAACCTCAGAAGAAATATAAAATAAAAGGTTCATTTAGTACTATTGGTGAAAGAAACAGAAATGGTAGAATTTATCCAAGGGAAATTTGGGAAAATGAAGTAAGAAAATACCAAGACGTTATAAAATCTGGAAGTATTAATAGACTTTGTGAATGGAAGCACCCGGAAAGAAGTACTGTTGATCCTATGGAAAGTGTCGCAGTAATTGATAAACTTTGGATTGAAGGAAAGTATGTTATGGGAGAAGCAACATTATTGGATAATCCAAAAGCAAATCAACTTAAAACACTAATTGATAATGGTATCAAAATCTCAGTTTCTTCACGTGGCGTTGGAAGTATTAAAGATGGTGTAGTTGATAATTTTAAATTAATAACTTATGATATTGTTGATACTCCAAGTGATTTTAATGCAACTATGGAAGGTTATTGTGTAACCGAATCAGAGAAATCTTTCTATATCACAGAAGACGGTAAAATTGTTGAAGCTCAAAATACTCAAATCTCACAAGATAAAGAAATTTCAGAAGAAAAAGAAGTTAAAGAAAATTCAAATAAAATAAATGAAACATTTAAAGAAAATACAAAAACAATAGTTTCAATATTAGATGAAATATTCAAAGAGGAGAAGTAATGGAATTTGATATTTTAAAGATTTTAGATAATAAAGATTACAATGAATTTGATGATGTAATTCAAGCTCGTTATCAATATCAACTTGAAAATAATGAAGTTTTAACAAATCTTAAAAATCAATTAGACAATATAAAAGATTATAAAGATCAACTCAAAGATTTAAATGATAAGTATAGAGTAATTTTTAAATAATTAGGTATTAAAATGATAGATACAAGAGAAAAACTAAGAGAATATGTATATTCAAAACTAGGTAAACCACTAATTCAAGTAGAAATTACTGATTCTCAAATGGATTATATTATAGATGAAGTAATTCAGAAGTTCTGTGATTTCTCTTATGATGGTGAATTAGTTCAATATCTCAAATTCAACTGTCAAGGAAGAGGTGAATATCTTCTTAGTTCTGAAGTTGAAGAAGTAACACAGATAAATCAAAGTGGATTATTTTATAGTGGATATGACGTAAATGGATATGTAGATCAAAATCTTAGTAATTTTATTCTTAGTACTACTGGTGCATCATTGAGTTACTTAGTAACATTAAGTGCAACAAGATCATTAACTGCTAAATTTTTTGGAAATTCTGTAAATTTTGAATATAATTCACACAGACATAGTATTAACATTCTTCAAGATTTTTATGGTCCATTACTAGTTGAATGTTATTTAAAATATATACCTAAAGAAAGAGATAAAATCTATGATCATCAATGGATAAAAGCTATGTGTGTAGCACAAGCAAAAGTCCAATGGGGTGGAAATGTTGGAAAATATTCACAAGTTCTAATCGGTGGTGCATCTGTGAATTTTGACAGAATTATTTCAGAAGGTAAAGAAGAAATTCAACAATTAAATGAAGAATTACTAACAAGATGGACCAATCCAGCACCAATTCATATATCATAAAAGGAGAAAAATGAACAATTCAAATAACTATAAACCAAAACTTCAAGTTCTAAGAAATCTTGTATTAGTTGAAGTAACTTCAGAAGATTTCAAAAAATCTGAAAGCGGAATTATTTTGGGTAAAGTAACTAATGCAGTAAATGATAGAAAAACTCAAGGAATTGTTGTAAATACTGGTCCCGATTCTAAATTAAAACTTCAAAGTACTGTATATTTTGAAAAAACTTCAGGTATTGACTATGAAGAAAATGATAATGAAATTACCCATAAGTATATTATTTTAAGAGAAGAAAGTATTTTAGGGGTTCTAGGATTTTTGGAGAAATAATGTATAGTAATGATAATCTTGAGAAAATGAATTTAGATCTTTTAGATAAAGAATTTCAGAAATTCAATGAAACACTAAGTAATGATATTATAGATGTTGAAGATGAATCTGAAAATTCAGAAAATTCAGAGTCAACGAGTTTTGAAATGACTTCCCAAACTCAAAATACTCAAAACAATGTTTCTATATTACCGGCACCTAAAGATATTTCTGAAAATGTTGAAACAAAGATTTCTATAGACAATATAGAAGGTATAATTGATTTAAAAGTTCTTGTTCAAGACTATCAAAATCTAAGACAAATAGTATTATCTAATTCAGCGAATTCAAAAAAACTTCTTGAATCTTTATTAATTGAGATATTTGCAAATGATTCAGTAGATCCTGAAATGATTGCAAGTTATTCTCAATTATTAAATACAGTGAATTCATCTATGAAACTTTTAACTTCTTCTTATAAAGAAATATCAAATATTTTAATGAATATTCAAAAGTTAAATGCGTCTCAAAAACCAAAAGAAATCAAAGTTGAAAATGTTAATATATTAAGTTCTAAAGAAATAGTTGAAAGATTGTTAAAAGATAATTCTGAGAAGTCAAATGAAAACTCGTGAAACTGAAAAATTCAAAAGAATTAACGCAGTTATAACAAAAAATCAAAGAACAAATGGTGGAACTTTTGATGCTTTTGAATATTTCTATAAATTATGGGAAGAAGATAATTCAATTTTCTTAATATGTGATAATAAGAATTCTGAGTTTTTATCAAAAGACTTCTTAAATAAAAAATACATTTTAGATCAAAGAGTATTTGATAACATTATTAATGATGATATTTTCAAATATTCTTACAATAATGTTTTAATATGTGAAATGTTTCAGTTTCCTGAATTATTTCAAAATAATATCTTAAATGCTAAGAATTTATATGTTCTTCAAAATGGAGAATTATATTTTAATAATAAAAATAATATCAATATAAGATATTTTGGTGAAAATCAAGGGCTTAATAATTATACATTTAAAGTATATTATCAAATCCAAAGAATTTATGAACACAGTGATAATGTTTATCTCAGATTTTTTAATTACAATAAAGACGTTTTAGATATTATAAAAAAGTATAAAAATACGATTTTAAATGAATTTAATAATTTTAAACATTCTAAAGAATTAAAAAAATTCAAAGGTGATTTTTACAAAGATTTTAATAAATTAATCTATATTAAAAATGCAAATATTTTTGATAGACATCCAAGAATTTTTACTGAATGTGTTAATCAAAATATAGAATGTATCTATATTAATAAAACTGAAAAAATAGATAATTCTTTTCTTAGATTTCAAGACAGATTTGATCTAAATAAAAGAAATATAAACAACGATATTGTTATAGATATGTTTTTAAACAAAAAGGAATAAAATGATAACTAATACTAATTTTAAAATTTCATCTATTGAAGTTGAGAACTTAAAACAAAACTCAGAATACTTTGTTGAAAAATCAACAGTTCAAAAAACAAGAGTATTCTTTAATTTAACTTTTGAAAATTCAGAAGAACTAACAGAAACTGAAAAAAATGATTTTGCTGTTTATCTTAAAGTAAATGGAACAGAAAAAGGTCTTGTTGTTGATAAAACTGTTCTTACTACTAAAACTTTTTATTATGATTTTGACAATGACAAAATTTATGATGTAAGTGTAGGATTTGAATTCCAAGAAGGTGGAACTACTAAAATTAAATATACAGCAAGCACTTCTTTTGCATTATTGGAAGATAAGAAGTATATCAAATATTCAGAAGTTACTAATTTTTTAAGAAATACTCCAAACTCTGTTGGAAATATTTCTAAGATGAAAGATCTTGGATTGAAAGTAATCCCTGTTTATGGTGATAATGAAACATTTCTGGCAGTGAAATATGAAGATTTCATTGAAGAACTCTTGAAATCTGAAGTTATTAATCCTTTTGGATTATATTCAGAAAACACTGCAAAACTACTCGTCGGTAATTTAGCACTTTCTAAACTAGGTGAAGCTCAAAGAATTGAAGGTGATTCTCAAAATTACTATCTTGGCGGTAATATTCTTAAAACAATTTCTAAAGAAAAACTTTAATTTCTACTATTCTACTCATTTTAAAGGACCTTTGATTTTAGGTCCTTTCTTCTATTTTAATCTCATTTAATATTCTTTTGTTACAAAATAATTTTAAAGAAAATTCATATTATTCTAAGAAGTTGAAAGAAAACTCAAAGTTCACATTGAAAGTACTTTCTATATACTATAGAATAACTTTCAAAGTGAAATGAAATTTTCTTTAGAAATGAATTTTTCAAAGTGAAAGTGCTTTCTTATATATAAAGTAAACTTTGACTTTGAG